AAAGGAACTGTAGATATAACTACTTTAAGTAGCAGTATCCAAACAGCAGTACAAGCAGCGTATAACTCTTGGCAAGCAGTAGTAAAAGAAGCACAACAAACCACTTCAGATTTAACAACTGCTAACCAAGCAGAACAAACTGCAAAAACTACTTTAAAAGTAGATCAAGATGCTTTGGCTAAAGCAACTGCTGCAAACGCTGCAGGAAAACCTGCACCAGCAGTAACTAGTGCTGGGGCTGGTGGACCTGGAGGCACTCCTCCACCAGCAGTTGTGGGTGATCCAAAGCCTTACACATACAACGCTCCAATGACTTCATCTTCGTACTTGAAGTTTGGACCTCAAGTATTGTCCGCAAAAAATGACATGCTTATCACTAATCCAGGAGCCTGGGACCATGCACAGTTGGCCTGGCAACCAGACAAAGATGGTAAGTTCAAAGGAGCCAAAGGCGTCATTCAAATGAGCCAAAATTTGGCTGCTGATGCCAGCGTACTTACCAAAGGAACTGCGGCATCTGGGTTACCTGCTGATACAACTCCGTATGGATTTAAGTTTCTTTACAACCCAACCTCTGTGGGAATGTCTTGGGGAATTGTAGAAAGTTTTTCTCCTCAGTTTGAGCAGTCTGGTGCGGATATTGCTACAGCAATTGGTAATGGACTTCTTGCCAGCACAGTTACATTCTCTTTAATACTCAACCGTATCGAAGACATGATGTACATAAAAGACAAAACTGGTGAGTTTTTGACTGGAAATACTTCCCCGTATCCACAAACTGTGTCGGCTTCTGAACGAGGTCTGATCTATGAGCGTGGAACTATGTATGACCTTGAGTATTTATTTAAGGCTACAGGAGGATATAACTCACAATACAAATCGAGTGTAGGCAACATCATTACAGCGGACAAAGGTTGGTTAATGCCAATTCCAGTAGAGTTACACTTGGGAGCAAACCTTCGTTACCTTGTTCGAGTATCTTCTTTGGACATAAACCATGCTATCTTTAACGAGAGAATGGTTCCAATATTTACTACTGTAAACATTACATGCACTCGTTACTACGACAACTCAGTACTTTATAACGCAGCATCTACAGCAGCAGCAGGTGGAAAATGACAATTTACGCAGATAGCCGATACGCCAACCCTGTAACAAACGCTGATGGAACTATACCTAAAGCATGGGATGAACATCGACAGGCATACCATGTAATGATCTTGCGTAATTGGCCAGTGTACGCTACTAAGTTTTATACATATGAATGGGTAGATGGAGATCGCTTAGATACTCTGGCTAATAAGTTCTTAGGAAATCCACAGTTGTGGTGGAAAATTATGGATTTAAATCCAGAAATAATTGACCCAACATCTATTGCTCCAGGAACTTTGTTGAGGTTGCCAAGTGCGTGATCCGCAACGTCAAGGTAAATTTGCTAATAACTATTCAGTGTCATTTCCTGACTACCCTAGTTTTAACACTCAACCTCGTAAAATTACTTTAACACAGAACATCAATAGCCATGATGTTATGGTTCTTAGGTTTCAATACTTTAGTACGCTAATTGTTGAGTCTTTTAAAACAGGAACACCAGTTCAAGTTTCTTGGAGAAACGACAAAGTAAATAAAAATTTTATAGGGTATGTTTCCCACATTCAATACCCAACAACACAGGTTTTAAATAGGTATGTAGAGATTGTTTGTGTAGGTGGTTCATACCCTCTTAAAGAGGAGGCAACAAAGATATGGACAAACACAACTGCTTCTCAAGTTGCTACAGACATTGCTAAAAAGTTTTACTTAAAACCTGTAGTAACACCAAGCACAGTTAAGTTTAGCCAGATCTCAATGAGCGGCCATACATATTGGGAAAAACTTGTAGAACTTGCAAATAAAATTGGATATGGAGTTCAAGTATTAGGTACAGAACTTCACTTTCACCCTATTGACACGATGATTGATCAGTTCATGACTACTATCCCGATACTGGCATTTCTAGACCCATTTACTAACTCTAACTCTGTATTTGACGTTCAAACCCTTGACGCTTTTGAATCTAAACTTGGAGACTATGTAGAAAAGAAAGCAAATAACAGAAGTAATAAAATAGTTTCTGGAGTAGACCCAGTTACAGGAAAAATATACACATCAAAATCCTCTCCACACCAGGTGGGAGCGCCTATACGCCAAAACGTAAAGGCTCCTTTGTTCTCTAAAGTTGAGTCTGGTGTAGTGGCTAACAGCGATGCTATGGCTAAGGCTTTAGCAGATGGAAAAGCCCATTTATCTAGACTTTCAATTCCTGGAAAAGGTTCTGCTCAAGGGGATCCACGGGTATCTCCATGGGGAACTATTGAGGTTAGATACACAGGCACAAGTTCTGATGGTTTTTGGATAGTCACTTCGTCTAAACATGAGATGACTATCGATGGAAAATACACGGTTGAATTTTCTTGTGCTACTGATGGAGTGGGAACAAACCAGCCAAGTGCTACACGCCCATCGTCTGCAGGGACTGTTCCTGCAGTAAACCTTAATTACCCTACATCAGGAACCAACCCATCTAATTCCTATACACTGAGCACCGCAACCGCGTTAATTGACCAGACCAATACTGGTTTTAATATTGTTCCAAGAAGATGGGTAGGTAAATAATGGCTAATGAAGTTGCCGTAACCCTTCCTTTTACGATTGATTACTCTGGACGGGTTGCTTTTACCCAAAGTCAAGAAGTTATGTGGGCAGATAGAGTTAAGTCGGTTGTTGGGACAGCGGTTCGTGAAAGAGTGATGCGCCCTACGTTTGGAACATTAATTCCTTATGCGTTGTTTGATGCTGAAGACGATGCTGCATCAGAAATTAAGATTGAGATTGAAAAGGCTTTTAATTCTCAATTGCCAACTTTGCTACTAACTGACGTAACTATAGATGTAGATACCTACACAAATGTTGTTACAGCAAATATCAGTTATCAATTACCAAATAGCACACCAGTAACAACTACTCTTGGCGTTCTCTCATTAGCAGGATCTAACCCACCATACGAGGAGATATTGTGACCACACAAATTTCTACCATACCAGTATCCGTTGACTACACCTCGAGAGATTACTACTCTATTAGAGAGAAGTTAATTGCACGAATTCAAGCCCGTATCCCAAATTGGACTGCTGCTGATCCTGCTGATTTTGGTGTTGCTTTTGTAGAAGCCATGGCTTATATGGGCGATCTTATTTCTTATTACATTGACCGTAACGCTAACGAAAACTCTATTTACACTGCGACTCAACGAAATAGTGTTCTTAACATTGCTCAAACTTTTGGGTACAACCCAGCGGGCTATCGTCAGGCTTTGGTTAACCTTACATTTACTAACTCTGGAAGCACAGACCAACTATTGGGTCAAGGAACAGTGGTATCAGGTCAAGTTACAACAGGAGATGTTGTACAAACACTTTACTTTACAACTACTGCAGATGTAACTGTAGTAAGTGGAACTTCAAATACTGTTCTTGCAAAAGAAGGTCAATTAATAACTCTAGTTTCTCCATCTGCCGTACCTACATATGGAGAACTTATCGGTACTTCAGATGGTTCTCCAAATCAATCGTACATGCTTTTACACTCACCAGTTGTTGATGGAAGTATTACAGTGTTTGTACAGGATGGAGACATTTACTCTCAGTGGACTGAGGTACAACATATTACTGACTACGGGTCATCAGATCTTGTATACACAACTTCTTTTGATCAAAACAACAACATCATTGTAAGTTTTGGTGACGGTGTAGCGGGCGCTATTCCTGTTCCTTACTCTCAAATCAGAGCCGCGTATACAGTTGGTGGGGGAGATATTGGAAACATTGGTACAAATATTGCTACAAATATTAGTTATGTTCCTGGACTTACAGACACACAAGTCACTGCACTTAAGGGAACTATCACAGTAACCAACACATCTGCTGCTATTGCTGGTTCAGATCCAGAAAGCACAGACCAAATTCGCATCTCTGCACCAGCATCTTTGCGTGCTGCTAACCGTGCTGTTACCAAAAAAGATTATGCTGACCTTGCTTTAAGCGTAAACAACGTAGGAAAAGCAAACGCAAATGCTGCGGTATGGTCATCAGTAACTCTGTACATTGCACCCACACGAAATGCTGGAACTACAGATCTACAGCCAGGATTAAATCCTGATGGAACTACTTCTTCTGAATACACTACATTGGCAAGTAACGTATCTGCATACATGGCAGACAAACTACTAATTGGCAGTTCTCTTAGTGTTCAACCACCAACGTATGTAGATGTTGTTCTTTCTTTAACATATGCTCTTGATCCCAAGTACAAAGCCTCAGATGTAACTTCTTTAATCCTTTCAACGCTATCTGTAGTTTACGGTTATAACGGATTGTCATTTCAACAAACCATCTACCCTCAAGATATTGAGGCAGTAGTAAATTCGTTACCTGGAGTAAAGACTGCACGAGTAACAGGGCTATACCGTTATGGTGTACCTATTACATCTGCTGCTGCTTCTGGGACATCAATAACCTACACAACCAGCGCTCCACATGGTTTAAGTGCTGGATCAACGGTTACAGTTACTGGCTTTAGTCCTAGTGGGTATAACGTGACAGCAGTCCCAGTAACAACAGTTGCAGATTCAACTCATTTCACAGTTGCCAGTACTCAGTCCAGTGGAACTGCAACAGGTACTGGAGCATTTACAGCCTATTCAACTCTTATTGGTTCTCCAAATGAGATCTTTAGATTCCAAGTAAGTAATATCAATATTGGAACGATGTAGTGGATGATATTAAAAGACATTACGGAATCTATAGAGGTGTTGTTCAGGACAACAACGATCCACAACATCAACGTAGATTACGTCTGTCTATCCCACAAACTACAGGGTCAGAGGTAACTGACTGGGCTTGGCCTATTGATCCTGCAAGTACCTCACCTGATGTTCCTGTTATTGGTCAGGGTGTGTGGGTTGCTTACATTGGCGGAGATCCTGAGTATCCTATTTGGTTAGGTACCTTTGGACAAAACCAAGGAAGTAATAAAAAATTATATTTAAAAGCACTATCTAATGCAACCAGTTTAAACAACATAAATCACGAAATAGTTTTAGTAACAAAAAATGACGGAACTCAAGAGGTTGACATAACAGCAACCTTGATTGCTTTGGCGCAAAAAGAATACTCATTACAAACAACTTTATACTCGTTACAAAACACTGTTCAAGGAATTATTGCTGGTCACGGCATTCAAGGAACACAAGGAAGTTCAGGAGCGCAAGGCTCATCGGGTAGCCAAGGTATACAGGGGTCTACTGGGTCTGGTACTCAAGGAACCCAAGGTGTACAGGGTTCTTTGGGAACTCAGGGATCTATGGGATCTGGAACACAGGGTGTTCAAGGTGTACAAGGTTTGCAGGGAGCAATTGGAACTCAAGGACCTTACGGATTACAAGGTTACTCAGGTACGCAAGGCGTACAGGGTGCTGTTGGTGCAACGGGTTCGGTAGGTGCACAAGGTACCCAAGGAACATTAGGCGCAACAGGATTGCAAGGTTACCAAGGAACACAAGGATTACAGGGTGTCCAAGGTACTCAAGGTGTAATCGGAACAGGTACACAGGGTGTACAGGGAACTGCTGGTTCTACAGGTACACAGGGAACAGATGGAACAACTGGCCCCCAAGGAACTCAGGGAGTACAAGGGTCTGCAATTCAAGGAACTCAAGGAGTACAAGGAGTTCAAGGCTTACAAGGCGCTACAGGAATTGGAACACAAGGTGTACAAGGATCTGTTGGAACAGCATTTGTGGATATTGGTGACCTTTTTTCAGGGTTATTTTTAGTTATGGGCGCATAATACGAACACGGTTCATGCAGTAAACCAAGAACAAAAACGAGAAAATAGAATTCTAGAGCAAGAAAGGCAGACTCATGACTGCGTATTACCCAAGTAACGTTAAGAACGATTTCAGCACTAAACTGAACTTCATCACTACAGTTCAGGCTGCAGACGTTAATGACCTACAAAATGAAGTAAGCGCCGTTGAGTCTAACCTTGGAACCAACATTGCAACGGGATCTGGTTGGATTGGTGTCTTTGATAAAACCACAACTAACTGGCCTACTCTCAAGGCTCGTCTTGCCAATATTGAGTACGGAATTAATGAAGCGTTGCTTGCAGGTGCTCCAACAGGTGGAACAACTGGTCAAGTTCTTACCAAATCTTCAGGAACAGATTATGACTATACATGGTCAACTATCAATGCTCTTCCAAGTCAATCGGGTCAGGCTGGCAACTACCTAACCACAGATGGAACTTCTGCTTCCTGGGCAACTCCAGAGGCAAGCATTAACCCACTTCTACTCATCGGAGCATAAGGACTAAGTAGTGGCTAATTATGATGTAGCAGTATATGGAGAAAGTATTTATGGTCAAACAACCCAAGTACCTAACTCCGTATCACCCATGTCACTTACTGTGGTGTATCCAACAGAGGTGTTTGTAAACTGGCAACCTCCTTCAGGAACCTATTCTGCTATTCGCCTTGTCCGAAATCAAAACAGTCTTCCTGAAACTGCAGAAGATGGTGTAATAGTTTGGCAACAACTTTCTTCATCAGTTACAAAAACTACGTTTAACGACGGTGGAGGAATCGAAGACACCGCAGGCATACCAATAGTTCCTGGAAAACCTATCTACTATGCAATGTTTTTATTTACGTCAGACAATGTATGGGTTCCTGCTGGTGCCGTATTTGACGTTGTGCCTTCTATGCATGGAAGTACTAAATCTTTAATTAACTATCTGCCTCGAGTTTTCACAAGCAAAGAACAAACTCCTCTAGGGGAACCAGACACTTCTTCAAACCTGTATTCGTTTGTTGATGGTATTGGCTTTACATTAGATGAATCTTTGACTTTCTTAGACCTGCTTTTGCCAGACCATACTCGCTTAAGCACCCCAGTAACTTTGCTTCCTTTGGAAACGCAGAACTTTGGTCTTACACCAGAGCCTGGAATGTCTATCAAAAGTCAGAAGCAGTTAGTTCGTGAAGCGTTTTACATGTACGCTAACAAAGGCACGTTAAACGGCCTTTCTACTTATGTAGAGTCTTTAACTAACTACTCTCCAACAATTACCGTCTCAAGTAACTTACTTCTTAGTGTTCAAGATTCTACGTTTTACAACGGAACTGGCAACTGGATTGCTACCAACGCCACTATCAGTTCTAGTACTGATGAGGCTCCTGTACCTCAACTGACTTCCAATTACATAGACTTAGATTACTCATGCAAAATCGTTGCATCAGGTGCTGGCTCTATGACCTTGGGTGCTGATTCCCCAATCTTAAAAGGTGTTCCCATTGTTCCTGGAACTCAGTACACCTTGTCTGCTCAAATCATTTCACCATCAAGTGCTGGATCAATAAAACCTGCGTTAAAGTTTTATGATCGAAATGGTTTTCAGATTGGTTCTGATTTAACTCCTGCATCAGGTACAAACGCCACAGGTACTTGGGGTCATATCACATACACCGCCACCGCATACTCTCATTACAGCACAGTTGTATCTAGTGCGGTTGGATCATCTGGATCAATCGTGTACACAACACCCGCAGCACACACATTGACAGTGGGTCAACACGTTACAGTTACTGGTTTTACGACTTCAGGGTTTAATGTAACTAACGTCGCTATAACATCCGTTACATCCACCACATTTACAATAACCAACTCTTACACAGGAACATCTACCGATACTGAGTCAGGTGTTGCTGTTCCTTCTGCTAACAACTCTGATGCTACATATGCAGGAATCACTTTCTCATGGTCAGCCGCTGGAACGTATTACATCGACTGCATCTCACTACAAGCAGGGGCAACCGCATCGTATGATGAGGCTCGTGCTGTTGACGTTCTTTTAAACCCAAATAAATCTAATCTTATTTATAACCCATCATTTGAAAATAACGCAACAGATAATTGGACTTTATCTGGTTCAGCATCGATCTCAACTGTATCCGATGTACCTGCAGAAGTTTACTCAGGTAGTAAGAGTGCAAAAATAATTGCAACTGGTGATTGGACGCTCACATCCAACAAAGCAAACATACTTCCTGGAAAGTATTACACAGGATCTGCTTATGTAAAATCCTCTTCAGATATTACAATGACGTTCATTGGAAGAGATTCAAGTGGTAATGTCATTGACAACGACCCATACCCACAAGGAACGTTTGCAAACTGGACTCGTGTTTACGCAACCGATCTAACAGACGCGTCAGATGCACTTACAGACACTTACGAAGTAGTGTTTTCAGGAGGTGCTGGAACTTTCTATATTGATTGTGTTCAGTTCGAGAACACCTTTAGATTCAACCCAACACAGTCTCCAAACTTTTCCCCTACAGACTACATCGACGGCTCTATCCCTTCGTCTTTTGGATGCGTGTGGTCAGGTACAGAGCACAACTCCCCGTCCTATTTGTACGTAAACAAAGACCTTAAGGTATTGGCTTTGGCCCAAACCATTAGTGACTGGCTACCAGAAAATGTTTTCTGGCGTGTCCGTACCTACGCAGCAGTGGAGTACAACAACCTGACCGTGTAGTATGCGGCCATGGTTAACCTTCTTATAGCAGTCGGAATTACAGGACTAGCGGTCTCTTACGCTGTTGAGTTCTTTGGGCTTTTAACATTTGATTACTGGGGCAGTAACTTTGGTCATAAGTTTCTAACACTTCCTCTAAGCACTCTTGGTCTTTACCTTTTTGGGTATTGGAACAAAGAGTCATATGTCGCTGTTCCAGCGGCCACATTCGTTTCTGCTGTAATCCTCAAGTGGCTAAATACGCCAGTCATTGTGGATGCACGCAGAAAGTTGCCTCGTCTATGAAACGTATTTCTGTAGTGTGCTTTAAGGACATTGATGTGTCTACAGGGTTAGATGAACTGGTATCCATGTATGAGGATCCGTTTATACTTTTTCCTGTAACAAGCAATCGTGTCTTTGTCGAAAGCGTTTGGAACGTCATCAAGAAACACGGCCTAGATTTTCACGCCTACTTCTCAGAGTCCAGCGACTTTACAGATTCAATCCTTAAAGGTTCAAAGAACTTTACCAAGGTAGGAAACCCAATCAAGGAAGTGATCAAGATGATCAACATTCCCGATGACGTCCTAGCAATTGCTTGGGACGACAGTCCTGAGGCTCACACAGCCCTGCACTCGGTCGAGGACTACGGCGTAGAGACGTGGAACATCATGGATGGTCTGGACGTAATCGAGATAGACCATGGCGGCGACCTTGAAGAAGATGAGATCCTCGATGCAATCGAAGATACTTTCATGGGATTGGTCGAACTGATGGCTGGCTACATAGCCAACAAGGTTGTCCGATTGATCTCTGAGGAGGTCAACGCCCATCTTAACGAGGTGGAGGGTCGCGATGACATCGACCCTTTTGAGGAGTAGGTTTCGCCCGTGAACATCCCTGAGGGCGCCTTTTCTGCTGATATCACCGATTATCAGTTCAGACTGCTTGCCTATATGTGCTTAAATTCGGGCTCTGACGGCCGTTTACAGGCCTCTGTAGCCGAGTTGGGTAGTCAGACTGGCAAAGCATCTGACCGAACCGTCAGAGATGCCCTTAAGGCCCTAGAAGCCAAGGGGTTCTTCACAGTCACCAACACCAAGCGGGCAAATGGCTACAAGGGAAAAAACATTTACCAACTAACGTCAGATTACCCATCTAAGGTGACGGTAAACTACCCATCTGAAGTTTCCCAACTGACGGTAGATTACCCATTCTCACCTGATATGGTGACAGATAGTAATACTGTAGATATACAAGATAGTAGTACTACAAGTAGTAATAAATTAAAAGATTTTGAATCTACGATTCGAAGGGAAATCTTAATTCCTATGAAAGGCTATGACGACGGTGAAGATCTCGCAGGTTTTGGCCTCGTTGAAAGTCGAGATACGCCACAGCCTAAGATCAGAAAAACAGATCCACGAACCCGTGGAAAGCGACCAGAGCATGAGTGGACTGCGATGGACGTTGCTGCTGAGTTCTCTTACAGAGTTGGCCGCAAGTTCCCGCTCCTACCAGGAACCGTTAACGTCAAACAACTCTCAGGAGCACTTGCCAAATTCAGAAGTCAGTATCAAACCACCCCACTTTTAGAGTTAGAACTCTTGCGCCTGTTCATGGCGGATGAGCAGAACTTTAGAGATGTTGGAGATGAAGCGCCGTTTTTATACAAGCGCTTCCTTGCATCGTTCCGCACTAAGATGAACCAAGCACGGCAGAACCTTGGTCTACCACGCATCTCCAGCAACGAGTTTGACGAGAGTAAGAAACCGTCTGCTAGTGTCCTCACTGCAAGCGACGGTCGTGTATTTCAAAACACAATGGCAGGTCGTGCACAGTATGAACGCCATGAAAAGCGTTTAAGAGGGGCAAACACATGAAAGATATCTTTGGATATATTTTGGTAGTACTAACCACAGCATTATCGATTCACCTAATCACACGAGGAGCACCATGGCTAAGAAAGTAACAAAGACATTTACAGCAACATTAAAACTCAACACTGAACAGGGTGGTGCATGGTTGGCAAATGTCAGTCTCGTTACTCCACTGCAGGGTTTTCAAAATCTTAACTCAATTCCTGATTCAGAAGCAGCCTCCTTTGAAACCGCATGGAAGAACGCATCAGCAGGTAAGCGTTGGATCAAAGCAAAGGTGATTGAGATGACTCCTCGTAAGAGTGTCAAAATGGTTGCTGGTGAAGAACTAGACGCCAAAGGAAAGCCTGTTTCATTTTACGGCGAACTAAACTTCAAGGCCTAGATGTACGACATCAACCAACTATCTTCTCTTAAGAGACACTGGCTACTTCGCACTTCGAATATTCCACGCAGACTTCTTGGGTTAGAGCCATCTGACATAGTTCAAAAGACTGGATACTTTCCTGATGAGATTAAGGATTGGATCGACTCTGTTGTAGAAGGTCATGCCGTAAAGAACATCGGCAACCTTGGAACTAACGGAGTCGGTCTGTTGTTCGACGGAGGTCCAGGAATCGGTAAGACAACCCATGCAGTTGTTGCTGCTATGGAGGTTATTAGGCGCTTACCTGATGACGATGAACTAGTCTGCAAAATCCTAGGGATTAAGAACTCAGACTTTGGTATGAGTTTTCGCCCTATCCATTACCTAACTTATCCAGAGTTTCTTTCACTAAAGAAATCTACTTTTGGCAATGATCCAGATCAAAAAGTTCTTGATGAACTAGACGGATTTCATGGTCGTTCTAAGTTTGACTGGTTAAATGTTCGCATCCTTGTGATTGACGATCTAGGTAAAGAGTACGGATCTAAGTACGATGACGCATCTTTTGATGAGATTCTTCGCCTAAGATACGACAAGGCTTTACCAACAATCGTGACTACAAATGTTAAACTTGAGAACTGGGAAGCCAAGTACTCTGAGGCTATGGCAAGTTTTGCTCAAGAAGCCTTTGTACAGGTTCCTATCATTGGTTCAGATTTGCGAGGCCAACAGTGAAAGGGATGAGCATGGAGACTACCTGGCGTACTATCCAAATGTTCATCTCTGATCAAGGTGCGGGTGTGTTTGAGGTTGAGATCGATACTGAAACCAAAGACACACGATGCACATGTCCTGTATGGGGTAAGCGTGGGTCATGCAAGCACACTCAGTACGTAAATGTAAAAAGCAAAATCAACAATGGACGTTACGCCATCAGCATTCCTAAAGGGGTTAGTGAAGAGGCTGTTGCTGATGCAATAGAAGATCCTGTAAAGTTTAGAGAACTGGTTTTGAAGTACTCTACTATTGAGGTTATATGAAAAATGGTGACATCTCGAACGAAACGCCTCCTCGTGTTATTGTCCTTATTGACGTTGTTGCTGTCAGTGAGTTGGTGGAAACAAAGAAACTTCTTAGGACAACACAAGAAAGAAAAATAACAAGGCTTAACGCTTTGGCGTTAAAGCAATTGTGGGATTTGGGAAACAAGTACGGTTTATCGCTTGAACTAGCGGCGTATGAGACCGATGACTGGACTCAAGAACACTTAGATAACTTTATGGCGAGGCTAGATAGGCGTGGTGCTAACCCGTTTAACTACGCTGAGTTGTACGCAGACATCGATAACTTTATTGATGATCTTCCGTATAGAGCAAACTTTAAAGGCGTAATTGATTTACCTGGTAGAGTCGCTCGGTATGGATCTTGGGGAGTAGAACTAGAAAACTTGTAGGAGGGGCGTAATGGCAGCAGATAATGAGCATCGTTTAGTAAGTAAAGTAGTTCGAGACAGAGATATAACTCCAGCCCTCCAACGAAATGTAAAACCTAATTGGTTTCTTGATGACGATAACCGCAGAGTGTGGGAATTTGTTGTACAGCACTACAACGAGTACAACGAAGTGCCTACTGCTGTTGTTGTAAAAGACCACTACCCAAATTACAAAGTCTTAGATGTAGAAGACACCATTGATTACCTATTAGACACGATGGTGACGTTTCGTCGCAACCTAATAACTCGTCAAGGGTTAGAGTCTGCGATTGAGAACTTGCAAGAAAACAACCACGAAGCAGCCCTCATCGCTATGGAGGGAACGCTTACAAAGGTAAACGAGCAAGGTGTTCTTGGTACACATGAGATTGATCTTTCTAAAAACGTAGAAGAAAGATACAAGGAATACCAAGCACTTCAGAACCAAGAATTTCTAGGTATACCTACAGGTTTTGAAAAGATTGATGAAGCAACTGCTGGACTTCAAGGCGGACAACTCATCACTATCATCGCCCCACCAAAGACTGGTAAATCTCAAATTGCTTTGAAGATTGCGATCAATGTTCACGAGAGTGGCAAAGTTCCAATGTTTCAGTCCTTCGAGATGAACAACCACGAACAACAGCAACGTCACGACGCTATTAGAGCAAACATATCCCATACACGTTTGCGTCGAGGAAAGTTGCAGCCTGCAGAAGATGCTCGCTATGTAACCTCGCTTAATCGAATTGAAACTATGCAGTCTTTTCACTTGATTGACGCTGTAAATGGTCTGACAGTCTCATCGTTAGCAGCAAAGATTCAGCAAACAAAACCTGATGTTGTGTTTGTTGATGGTGTGTACTTGATGCTTGATGAAGTCTCAGGAGAGATGAACACCCCACAGGCAATTACAAACATTACTCGAGGACTAAAGCGCTTGGCGCAAAAGATTAACAAGCCAGTAATTATTACTACTCAGACTTTGCTATGGAAAATGCGTGGAGGAAAAGTTACTGCTGATTCTATTGGTTACTCATCCTCATTCTTCCAAGACTCAGATGTTATCTTGGGATTAGAGCCTGTCGAAGAAGATGAAGAAGTAAGAAAACTTCGCATTGTTTCTAGCCGTAACTGCCCTCCAACAGAAACTCCTATTACCTGGAACTGGGAAACAGGGTGCTTTCACGATGAAGACGAAATGTCTAAATGTCAGTTCTGCCTTAAGTACATGGCGAACCGCTAATGGACGTTGAGAAGGTTCTTCTAAACCTTGATGTGACTATGGTTGCTCAACGAGGCAACGAAGTTAACGGGCTATGCCCAATGCATAAGGCTCGCACAGGTAGCGATGATCACAGCCCTTCATGGTGGGTTAACTTAGAGACAGGTGTTCATCTCTGCTTTTCTTGTGGGTACAAGGGCAATATGTACACCCTTGTTCGAGATCTTAAAGGGCTGGATCATTTTGATATCCAGGACTTCCTCAAAGAGAAGACAGAACTGCCCCTTGACACCCTGTTACAGCGCTTGAAAGACCTTCCTCAGTACATTGTCCCAGAAGAGCCTATTGGCATGTCAGAAGCCCGTTTAGCCGTGTTTACTGATGTTCCAGATATAGAACTCAAGAAGAGGTTCCTCACACGAGAGGCAGTAAATTCTCATGGAGTTCTTTGGGATCCTAAAAACAACGCTTGGATTTTGCCGATTAGAGAGCCTGATGATTTTTCTCTTTGGGGATGGCAAGAAAAGGGCGCAACAGGAAGGTTTTTTAGAAACTATCCACCAGGAGTAAAGAAGTCTAAGACAGTCTTTGGCGTACAGATTCTTGACGAATCTAAACCATTATGGGTTGTCGAATCTCCTTTGGACGCTGTTCGTCTTACTGGCTTGGGGTACAACGCTATCGCCACATATGGCGCAATCATTAGTGAAGAACAAGGTAAGTTAATGCGCAGAGCGATAAGTATCATTTCTGCATTTGACAACGACCAAGCAGGAAAAAAGGCATCAGAACAGATGTTAGTATTTTCTCGCAAATATGGATTTGATCTTAGGTACTTTAATTACACAGGTATTGACGTAAAAGACGTCGGAGACATGTCTGAAAAGCAAATACAGCGTGGCTTAGAAACTGCTAAACACATGATCTACGGTAAGGAAGCCTACGCATGACGCTAGACGCACGAGGAGTTCCTACACATGCCTGTCCTAACTGTGGGCATTTAGTACTGAAGATAAAAGCAATGTTTGAAAACTATGACATCGCATTATGGTTTACAGATGCTGAATGCGATGACTGCGGAACCTTACTCACTGCCCCTACCCCCGTAGATAATCCTGACAATAATGTCTTTTAAAAAATCTTTAAAACCATATCAAGTTGAGGCAGTAGCCAAGATGGTTGATCGCAAAACCATGTTAGTTGCCTATGAAATGGGTCTTGGAAAAACAGCGATGTCTATTGCTGCGATAGAACAACTTCGAGACAACAAAGATATAACAGGACCAACATTAATCATTTGTTTATCAAGTCTTAAATACCAGTGGCAAAAAGAAATAGCAAAGTTTTCTGATTCATCTTCAACAGTAGTTGACGGGTCAAAAATCAAACGTGAAAAACAATGGTCTGAAAATACTGACTACTTAATATGCAACTACGAAGCCATAGTTAATGACTGGGATATCGTTAGCAAGATTAACTGGGATGCAATCGTATGTGATGAAGCAACCGCTATAAAAGGCTTCCGTTCCCAAAGGGCCAAGAAGGTCAAACAACTCTCAAAAGATGTAAAGGTTAGGTTTGCGCTGACTGGTACACCTATTGAGAACGGACGCCCAGAAGAACTGTACTCGATTATGCAATTTGTCGATCCTAATCTACTTGGAAGATTTGACCTTTTTGATCAGACGTTTATCGTGCGAAATCATTTTGGAGGTGTACAACGCTATAGAAATTTACCTTTATTTCACCAAAAGGTTCAGCAGGCTTCAGTAAGAAAAACACAAACAGACGAAGATGTAGCCCCTTATCTTCCTGACACTATTTACAGAGATCCTATAGTTGTTCCGTTTGATAGTGACAATAAAAAACTTTACAAGTACATAGCAGAAGAGTTATGCAACGAGTTAATTGAGGCCCAGCAGTTGTTGGGAGCAAACTTTTCGTTGATGGCGCACTATGGCCACGAAAACAAACAAAGTGGACCAGCGGATGCTATGCGGGGTTCTATCATGAGCAAAATTACTGCACTAAGAATGTTGTGTGATCATCCAGAACTACTCATAGATAGCGCCACCAAGTTTGAAGAGCAAAATGGGGAAGGCAGTGCTTATGCCTATAGCCTAAAAGAACGAGAGTTGTTGAACTCTAAAAAATCCCATAAATTGATGGTTCTTAAAGAGTATGTCCAAGACCACTTAGATACTGATCCAGATGCCAAAGTTGTTATTTTTACCTCCTATGTAGGAATGCTTGTAAAAATTCAGGAGTTAGTGGGTGGCACCCTTTACACAGGGTCTATGGATGCCAAAGAAAAAGAGGCTAGTAAAGAGAAGTTTTTAACTGATCCCGCGTGTCGCGTGTTCATTTCCTCTGATGCGGGTGGTTATGGTGTAGATTTGCCAAATGCCAACCTACTAATTAACTACGACCTTCCATGGAGTGCAGGACTATCTGTACAACGAAACGGAAGAATCAAAAGAGCATCTAGCAGGTGGCCAACTGTGATTATTCAAGACATGATCATGGAAAACTCAATAGAAGTAAGACAACATGACATGCTCCAACAAAAGAACGCCGTAGCAGATGCAGTCCTTGATGGGGCTGGAATCAATTCTAAAGGCGGAATTGACATGACAGTTGGAAGTTTGATAAGTTTCCTTACAGGAAGAAACTAGGAGGCACAATGGCGAGGGTAAAGCCAACAGAACCACGAATCGCATCTGAAGATGAGTTGACTACTCAAGCAAAAGAGTACATATTTTCTAAAAAACAGATTGAATATTTTGAGTCTAAAGTAAAAACTCTACGCGATAAGTTGTTTGAAAAGATTGATGAAGTTGGCGAAACAGACACTGATGGTCATGTAATCCTAGAACTTCCTGATGAAGTAGATGGTGTTGTTGGTTTTAAAAAGCAACGCCGTGTTTCTCGTAAAATTAACGAAGCAAAAGCAGAAGAAATTATTGAAGCAAAGAATCTTGGCGATCAACTCTACAAGACTATTCGTGTTATTGACGAAGATGCTTTGATGGCTGCTTTGTACAGCGACCAACTTACTGAACAAGAAATTGACGAGATGTATCCACAACAAATATCATGGGCACTAGTAATGGATAAGGGATAAAGATGAAGATTTTAACTGTTACTGCAATTATTCTTGCAGCGTCTGTAGTTCCAGCGCACGCGTCAACAACCCCTAATCTTTCTGGATTTGTGTGTGTTGACCCACAAGGAATCCATCACGATTGGAAAACTGCTTTTGATGGAAAGACTTTCTGTAAGTTAATTCCAAACCCACACAATCATTAAGGACTGATACATGCGCAGCGACGAAGAGATCGAGGCAGCCTTTGCCGACCTTGAATATCTTCCTGGATCAAAGCGTAAGCGTCGCGAGTTAGACCCAAAGGTTTCTCGCCGTAAAAGCGGTGAGAGTAATGGCTGGGATGAAAATCCCATCATTAAAATGCTTGGTGGTAAAGAGACAGAGGTTTTTACTATCGGTGCACTAGCACACGCATTAGAAAAAACCATTGTTACCATCCGAATGTGGGAGCGCAAAGGGTATATCCCACGTGCCCCGTATCGACTACGGTCTAAGACTTTAAAAGGTCAAAAGACTGGAGGAAATCGGGTGTATACCCGCTCCCTCATCGAGTCCGCTATTGAGGAATTCTCAAAGCGTGGCTTACTTGGTTCCGCTCGTATTGAGTGGAACGAACACGATGACCTTACAGAGGCTCTAGTAGAGCGTTGGAAGGAAATCACAACAACCGAGAGCCAGACTTAGGCAACGTCTATGTACAACAGCCTATGCCGTGCCCCTTATAGAAAGAAAACACATGCCTATCACACAACCAACAGTTGCTGCTGACGCGTATAGCGCTGCACTTGATCCAGATCAAGAAGACGCTACACCAAAAGTAGGAACAACAATCCAATCTGGTATGAGCGCTCTTGAAGCGTTGCTAAAGCCAGAAACATCTAGCGAATACCCAACTGACTTCAAGTTTACGGAGTCATCTCAACTCATCAAGTTCCTGCAAGATGAGCCATTTGCAGTATATGAGCAACACTGGATCGAACGCCCAAAGGGTCGTAAATCCTTTGTTTGCAGTGCCAACTCAGAAAATGGTTGCCCACTCTGCGACATCCTAGGAGACAAGCCACGCGGCAAGTTCGCATGGAACGTTTTGGTTCTTAGCGGTGATACACAGTCAGTACAAGTACTTACTGCGCCTCCAGTTCTAGCACGTCAAATCGTTGCATCCCACAAGGATGAGCGCAAAGGACCTCTTACAAGAGAGTTCTGGGAAGTTTCTCGCATGGGAATGGGCCGAACAACTCAATACAGTTTTAACTTTGTTCGCGCTCGTGATCTTGCTGAGGACTGGAAGTTAGACCTTGATCAGGTCAATGCTCTAGTAGCGAATGCTGTGCCATACACAGCAGCACAGGTAGTTCGAGAATCCCCTCGCTCAGAACTACTTGAAGTCGCTCGCGAATCAGAGTAACTTCCAATCACGGTAGAGAGCCAGCCCTATCACTGGCTCTCTCCATCTATTTATTGAGGGATAAATGAACATAATTACAACAAAAGAACAGTTAGAAGACCTTGTTGAGTATTACTCCAAGGTAGATGCATTTGCATTTGACGTCGAAACAGTTGGTGAAAATAGAATCCAACCTGTAGTCAACGACGTTTTGTGGATTTCGTTAGCGACAGAAGGTCGCGTTGATGTCATTCCCATGGGACATCCAAATGGTGAGTTTTTGCGTTGGGATAAAGACCTTCTTAAAGGCGGTCAAGCCAAACTTGCAAAAGGTAAAGAACTTACCGATGCTGATTACTCTAAGAACAAAGCAAACTGGAGACCAGTCTTTGGTCCAGCACCTAAACAACTTCTTCCTGGTGACGTCTTTAAGGCTCTTAAGCCGTTGTTCTTTAGTGATAAGTTGAAGATCGGTCACAATGTCAAGTTTGACCTTAAGTCGATTGCAAAATACTACCGAGGAGTAGTTCCTACTAAACCTTTTTTTGACACTTTAATGGCCTCATTCATTATTGATAACCGCAATCGTCTAGGCCTTGGTCTTGCTGACTGCTCCAAACGGGAACTAGGTATCATCGTTGAAAAAGGTGTTGGAGCACAGGTAGAAGTTCACTCATTTGAAGACGTTGCAAAATATTCAGGAATTGACGCTGAAGTTACTTGGAAGTTGTACAAGGCGTTAGACCCACGACTTGAAGGCAGTCTTCAGGCAGTGTGGAAGTTGGAGATGGATGTAGTTGCTGCTCTCTGCGACATGGAATTAGCAGGCGCAACGATCGACACCGAACAATTGACAACTTTAAAAACACGTATTGATAAAGACTTAGATGATGCAAAGGCACGTGCGTGGAAGATCACTGGTGAAGCCTTCTCTCTTAACTCCATACCTGAAAAGCAGAAGATGTTGTTTAGCCCAAAGAGCGAAGGTGGACGAGGATTAAAGCCAAATACTCGTTTGAAGATCGCACTTACTCCTAAAGGGTACGCTCAAAAGAACGCTGGAGAGCCGCTAGGAATCCAGCATTACTCAGTATCCTCTGATGCTCTTGAGTTGTTTCGTGGCACAGACGATCTCGTAGATGCTCTTTTGGATTACCAGGACTTAAACAAGTTGATGACAACATATGTGATGCCATATCTTGGTGGAGACATTACCCGAACTAATCTAGGAAAGTCTAAGATCATCAAGAAAGACTCACTTCTTGTTAAAGGCAAAGTTCATACAAATTTCAAAGCGCATGGTGCTGAAACAGGTCGGTTCTCTTCCTCTGAACCAAATCTGCAGAACATTCCAAGCGGAGGTGAGTACGGAAAACTTATTCGTAACTTGTTCATCGCACCCAAGGGATACAAGTTAGTTGTTGCTGACTATTCTCAAATTGAGCCCCGTATTATTGCAGCGTTTTCTAATGATCCTATCTTGATGAAGAATTACCTAGAAGGTGGAGATGTGTACACCACTATCGGTGACACAGTCGGACTTAACCGTAAAGCAGGTAAGGTATTGGTTCTTGCCATGTCGTATGGTGTAGGCCCAGATAAGATTGCTGAACAACTAGGTTTAAGTTTAAAAGAAGCCAAAGATCTTCTTGAGGATTTCACAGGGCGATTCCACGATATTGCTCGGTACAAGGCCAAAGTTGTGCGTTTAGCCGAAAATAAACGCCCAACCCCGTACGTAGAAACTCTCCTAGGAAGACGTCGTTATCTTCCAGAGTTACGTAGTAATGAGAAAAGCCTTAGATC